TACGAACATCCAGTTAGAGATAAAGGACAAATCCCTGGGGGATTGTATTTAGCGGGGAATGATCCTTACGATCAAGATGAGGCTGAAACCTCAACCTCTTTAGGTTCTACCTTTATCTACAAAACATTCTACAATGACATAGGTGTTTCTCATGAGATAGTTGCTGAATACACAGCTAGACCTTCAACAGCAAAAGAACATCATGAAAATGTTAGAAAACTTTTGCTTTATTACGAGGGAAGATTACTTTATGAGAATGAAAAGATAACATTAAAAATGCATTTCGAACAAAAGCATTGTCTTTATCTTTTAAACAAGAAACCTTCAGCTATAAAATCAGCAGAAGACAGTGGTGTGGATAGGATTTACGGAATACACATGTCAACACCAATAAAGAAGGATTGTGAAACTTTGCTTAACAACTGGTTGAGGGAAGAGTATGAACCAGGGAAGTTAAATCTTTTTAAATTAAAAAGTATTCCTTTGGTTGAAGAATTGATAGATTATAATGATGTTGGAAACTTTGATAGAGTAATTTCTATGATGTTAACAATTCTTAATAAGGAACAACATTACTTTATAACTCCTGAAAAAGTCAAAGAAGCTAATGAGATTACTGATCCTTTTTTCAAGAAATTAGACGAAGGGGGGTTTTATAAAAATTAAGAATTATGAGTGAACAACAAAGTAACCATTTGTATGAAGTAATGCCACCACAGAAAATAGCTTTTTCCAGAAAAGACAGAAAATGGAAAGAGCAATGTGTTGAGTCTGTATCTTCAATGTCAAACAATAGAGATTTGAATGGTAGATCATCTTGGGGTAAAAAACAGGTTAATTACGATCTTGTTAATTCAATTTTGAATGAGGATGATTTTAAGTATGTAACAAATGAATACAACTTTAAAGGGAAGACAGCTAGACAACCAGCAAAGTTAAGAGATTATAATTTAATCTACCCAAAAATAGCACTAATGAAAGGTGAGGAAATGAACCGACCTTTCAATTGGAATGCAATGTCGGTAAATGGTAATGCTGTTTCTGCTAAGGAAGAAATGGAAGAAAAAGTTCTTTATCAATTAGCTTCAAAGCAAATAGCTAATACTATTGGTAAGAAATTAAAATCAGAAGACCCAACAAAAGAAATGCCTCAAACATTTGAAGAAATGGATGAGTGGAATAAGTATAAAAACCAAGACGTAAGAGAAATTTGGGCTAATAGAATACTTGAGTATGTGTTCAAGAATGACAATCTTGGATTAAAGTTTCAGGAAGGTTGGGAACACGCTTTAATTTCTGCTGAAGAAATTTATTACGTTGGTATCGTTAATAACGATGTAAAGGTTAGGGTTGTAAATCCATTACTATGTGAGTTTGATAGAAACCCAGACAATCCAAACATTGAAGATTGTGATTGGTTTAGAGAAGATCGTTGGATGACTGTTGGACAAATCATGGATAACTTTGGTGAAAGTTTAACAGATTCTCAAATCTCTAAATTAGATAAAGGAGATTTAAGGCAAGGACTTTCTAATCAAATGTACCCAGAGTATGGTTATACAGAAAGAGACATTAATGAGTATGAGAAAGGTAATTTCGCTAATAGAACAAGGGCTAATTCTACTCATTATTTAGTTACTTATGTATCATGGAAGTCAATGAAAAAGATAGGGTTTTTGAATGACTTTGCTGAAGGAATTGAAGACCTTATTGTTGATGAATCTTTCAAGCTTACTGATGAAATGAAAGCTAATGGTATTAAGGTTGATTGGAAGTGGATACCTGAAGTATGGGAGGGAGTTAAGATAGCTGAAGATTTTTACATAGACATAAAGCCTAGACCTAATCAAATTAGATCAATGGACAATCTTTACTCTGTTAAACTACCTTATTATGGTCGTGTGTTTAATTGTACAAACACAGAACAAACTTCAATAGTTGACCTTTTAAAGCCTCATCAGTATTTATACAACATTATTTGGTATAGGATAGAATCTGAAATAGCTAAAGCAAAAGGTAAAAAACTAATAATGGACATGGCTCAAATCCCTAAATCACAAGGTATTGATTTAGAGAAATGGATTTACATGTTTGACAATGTTGGTATTGGATTCATAAACTCATTTGAAGAAGGAGCTGGTAAACTAGGTAAAGGAAAGGTTTCTAATTTCAACCAATTTACAACTGCTGACATGACATTATCACAATCCTTTGGTCAATACATTGGTATTCTTGATAAAATAGAAAGTGTTGTTGATAAGATTATTGGTATTTCTCCACAAAGAGAAGGAGCTATTTCATCAAGTGAAACTGCTCAAGGCGTTGAGAGAAGTGTTACTCAATCATCTCACATAACAGAACCTTGGTTCTTTATTCATGATGAGATTAAAAAGAAAGTACTTCAAGCTTGTGTTGAGTGTTCTAAATTTGCTTATGGTAAATCTAAAAAGATTCATTACATTACTGATGATTTAGAAAGAATTTCAACTCAAATTGATACAGAGAAATTCGCAGATTCTGACTATGGTGTGTTTGTTTCAAACTCAACTAAAGAAGCTAAGGTTTTCCAAAAATTAGAAATGTTATCTTCTAAAGCTTTATCTTCTGGAGCAGCTTCATTTACTGATGTAATTAAAATGTTCAACGCTACAAGTGTTGCTGAATTGTCTAAAGAAATTAGAGTTTCTGAAGAGAAGAAAAATCAAAGAGAACAACAAGCTCAAGAGCAACAATTACAATCTGCTGAAGCTCAACAACAAAAACAACTTGAGATTGAGTTTGCTAAAATGGATCACGAGTCAATGGAGAACGAAAAAGATCGTAGAAATAAAATTGATCTTGAATTGATAAAGAGTCAAGAGAATCCTTCCGCTAATCTTCCTAGTGATTTAGAGATAGGTAAACAAGGACTTGAAGAAGCTAAAGCTATTGAACAATTTGACAATGATAAACAGAAGTTGAACATTGAAACTGAAAGAGTTAGAAATGAACAATCCAATAAGGAAAGGGAGTTTGCTTTGAAAGAAAAAGAGATAAACTCTAAAGAAAGAATTGAAAAGTTAAAAGCAAAAACAGCTATAAAAAATAAAGTAAGTGGAGAAAAATAAAAGATCATGAGTTACAAAAAGTTCAAAAAAGGAGTTAGTGGCTTCCCTAATGGGAGGCCAAAAAACAAAACAAAGATTTACAGAAATGGAACTGGAGGTTTCAATTTAAACGATGCTGCTAAAATCAATGCTGGTATAGGAGCTATGTCAAAAGACGAAAGTGGAAATACTCAAAAGGTTACAGACCTTGTTGGTAGTGGATTATCAATAGCTAGTAGTATTTTTAGAAAAGGAGTTAAAGGAAAAAAGGTTTCTACACAGATGAAGTACAGGTGTGGAACGAAAGGAATGAAGAAGATGTAGTTCAAAATCTCTATAGTATTGGATAAAAACTTTACATCAAAAGTAAATTATAGAACATTTGTATTTGTTTATTAGTTAAATTTAAAAAAAGAAAGAGTATGAGTAATAGATGGGGTTTGTCAATAGACCAGTTAGATGGTTCTACAAAAGTTGACCCAAACAAAGAAGGAAATGGGTCAATTGAACAGATTAATCTTTCAGACAAAAGCGAAAATCAAGGTGGTGATGAAGTTTCTACAACTGATGATACACAAGTTGATAATTTTGCTTCTGACAAAACTGAAACGATTAACGAGAATGAAGTGGGTTTAAATGGAACCCAGTATGAAGTAAGAGATGAAGACGATCAAGGAGGTGATAATGATGATCCTAATGATAGCTCTAATGACTCTAATAATGAGAGAGAGCAATCAGAAGGCGAGGCTGAGGTCAAATCCGAAGGAGGTAAAAACAAGGAACAAGAAGAAGTTGAGGAAGTTTCTAATCCTTATTCCCAAGTAATGCAGGATTTAGTTAATAACGAGATTCTTGATTATGATGAAGAAAAGGAATACACTGGTTCTCCAGAAGAAATAGCTGAAATGATTGATGCTACTTCTGAGAGAAGAAGTAACGAGAAACTTAACGGTATCATTGATTCTGTTGAAGATACGAGAAGTAGAGATGTTCTAAAAGCTTTAAAAGATG